ATCCTGGACTAATTTGAGACTTTAATTTTTTAAAAAACTCTTGTAGGAACAGAACATTTAAATTTTCAATTACATCACCGTTGATTACTTCACCATTGTCTTGAGTTAATCTTCCAGAGTGATCTTCAGGTATAGTAGATTTTTCAAATTTTAATCTATCTGGAACATTAGATGTGTATGCACTAATTCCACTAAATCCTCTATGACAATTTTGGAATGTGGTATTAGTTTTTGTTTCATACATTATAATCTCATCACCAATTTTGATGAGACCATTTTTATCTACAAAACCATTAGTATTACCTTCTACAACGATATCTGTATCTACAGAATCAATATCATCTCTAAGTTCTGCATTAGATACTAAGTTAGTAAGATTATCTACATTTACATACTTGTCAATATTCTGCAACAGATCAAACGTGGCACCTTGAGTTTCTTGAGAAACATAGTACTGTTCCAGGAAGTCTGAAAGAAGAGGAAAGTCTTCTCTTATAAAAGATGGAAGTTGACTCGCAACTGTATCTTGAAATTTGACTCTATCTATTGTCATTATTTTACAATCTTAGTAGGATGAACCTGATGAACCAGAACTTGTAGTCGTAGATGTAGTTGTAGAAACACTGGATGTAGTCAATCTAGAAACAGTTTGATTGGTTGTAGTTGTTCCTGTTGATGAGTACCCTCCATGACCATCTTTACCACGAACCAAGCTTCCATTTGAAAAACTTGAAGATACAGTATAAGTTCCACCTGATGTGTCACTTCCTGAAGATATCGAATCAGGAATGGGAGTTACATTTACTTTAGAGGTGTCCAGTTGTAAGTAGAGGTCTTGAAGACCAATTACATCGTTTGAATGAGGACAAGCTGAAATTTCAATAAGAGGAGTACCACGAACAACTTCTGTTGACAACACATTCAATGGATTCAAACTAATGAGTCCTTTCTTGTAATCAATAGTTCCAATATTTCTCTTCACAATAACTGGTTCAGTTGGTGAAGCTAATCTAAACAAGAAAATTGTTCCTGTTCTCAAATCTGCATTTGGTGAATCACCCATGTAAACAGTTCCACTGATGCCACTTACAGTAAAACCAGATGTTTTAATGTTAAAACCAATTTGATTCTTAATATGAATTTCGTTTCCAAATCCAATATTATATTCTACAAACTGATTTTGAAGAGGTGACAAATCTCTTCTCATATGAATTACAGTAATATTTGAAGTAATGAATTCACTACTATCATCAATCACTTTAATGAATTTACTATACTTAAATCTAGCCCCAAACTTATTTAACTGAGTAGAATTAGCGTAGTTTATAATATTATTAGTTACCGAAGTTGTTACTTGTGATGAACCTGGTGTTAGGTTAGGATTGTAATAGACATTACTATCAACTTCAATATACAAATACTTCAGATCAATAATTTCTGATACAATACCAGCTACAGAATATTTCCTAAGTTCAAGTTGAATATTTCTCTTTATTTCTTCAGATATGAATACTCCATTATAAGGTTTGATACTGATAAAGACCTTTCCATATTGTGGCGGATCGGATTCTTCTCCACCAAATGCTGATACAGATTCAGCTTCTGGATAAATTCTTGGAATGAGTGATTCAAAGTCAGTTGATGTTACAGCTCTGTTTTGAGATGCATATATGTTAGGTGCATATTTCTTAATTGATTCAACACTTTCGATCTCCGCTCCGCCACTTGAAATTTGATTAACTGTTACACCAGAAATACCAGAAGTAACAGAGGCACCATTTTGATCTTGAAGTGTTCCGATATATGTAAAATTGGAAATACCATTCGACACTGACCCACTACAAGACAAGTAATTGACTTCTACTTGGTTTGCATCCTCTAATTGTTTACCAAAGAGACCATCACCAAACAATAATTCATATGTCTCTCCTTCAGACTCTCTTAGGAAATAAAGAGGTGTATCTCCATCAACACCAGCTAAATTGTCATATCTTGTATATTTTCTTGTAACGCTATTTCCAGCAGACTTTCTTACGATTACATTAAGATTACTAGTATCAATTCCACTGTTTGGTAATATAAATCTCTGATTTGGGAGAGATGAATCTACAGTGAATACTGAATTTAAATATGAACCCTCATATACATCAACGTTATCAAATGTAGCTATACCATCTGAATCAACAGTGACAGTAACATCCTCCATGATACAAAAGGTAAATGACTGTCTATTAAAGTTTGAACCACTCAATACAACAGGACCAGCTTTAAGTGTCATCGAAACTACATTAGAATCCGATGCATCAACTGTAAAACTCACATTGGCTTTTGATGATTTCCTTGATCTAGGGAGATAACCAATATTTCTTGCAATCGATACGACATTCTCTCTTAATGTCGCACTATCAAGAAACACTTCATTCGATACCATGTTGGCATTGTATGAAGAGATATATGTGTTATATGCTAACGTGTCTATGATAGTCGATAAGTTTGATCCCTCAAAATCATAATCCGTAAAATTAGAATTAGATCTGAGGTAGTCTTTGATGGACTGTTTGATCTCATCAAAATCGACATTGCTGAAATTTACTAAAGGCATCTTACCTAGTGGGTTCTAATGCGAACTGGAGTTGTTGTGTGTTTGCTTCAATACCAACGACATTATATGTAATTGTCACATTGAACTCATGAGCGTCTTCATCGGGTGTTACATTAACAGATTCAAGTTTAACTCTTGGTTCAAAATTATTAATTGTGTTTTTAATTTGAGTTTGAATTGCAAAAGCAGTTTGTAAATCAAAATTCTCAAACAGTAATCTATAAACTTCAGACCCCAATGCTGGATTAAATGGTCTTTCACCAGGAACTGTCAACACAAGATTACGAATAGATCTAGCAATAGCATTCTCATTATGAAGTGCAATCAAGTCATAGTTCAGAGGATTAATCTGAAATGATGCACTCACATCTTTGAAAACTTTGCTAATTCTTTCTGCTGGCACCTTTTTAGATACTATAAATCTGCTTTATTTAGGTGTGTTCTGACAGAGTTTGTTGTCCACACTTACATACATGATCTGGATGACTGCAGTCTTCTTCAGACTCAAACAGACCATCCTCATTCACAGTTCTTTTATTCTTTGGAACTTGATTATCGTTATTGATTTCTCTAAGCAGATTGTCTTCCATTGTACTTGAAATATAATTACTATCTATGGATCAGCATAACGTCCATCTTGTGAATGATACATATCAATCGTATCTTCTCCCTGACGTTCTTTAGCTGTCTTCCAGAAGTATTCATCCTCTCTTCCCATACCAAGACGTTCAAATCCATTCTCAACAGAATAATATTGAGTTGATACTTTGAAGTCTGGCATCTTTGGATCCTCAGGTGTTAAACTGTTATCAAAGATACGCATTCTATTATTGGGATACAATGCATACTGTCCATTCTCTAGTTCAATCAGATTATGTGACTTATGTTCTGCTGGATTCTCTGATGTTGCATAATCAATAGTATCAGGATCTTGATGATAGTTATCTAAGGTACAGATATATGTTCCCTTCATGATACCATGATCTCTTGTATAGAGTTCATAATCCATACTTCCAATAAACTGTTTCTGAACAGTTACCACACCATAGTCCATACAATTCCAAAACTGTAGGTTTGGTAGATTCATATCAGGAGTTGGTGTCTCAGGTTCTGATACAAAGGCACTGATTGGGAGTTTATCGTACATTGCGGCATATTCGGGGAGATATGTCTCAAAGTAAAATGCACGTCCTGGAATGGACTTACATGACACCCAGACACCCTTTACGAACTCCCCATGACCAAATTGATGGTCGGTCAAATATTCCTTTCTAACCCAGACTTCTGTTGAAGGTAGATTAGCAATGAGACATGCCATATGTAAATCCTCAGTTAATATATCTATGCATTAAAAAGACCCCGAAGGGTCTGATTCATATTATCGTCCTTGACCACGATATCTCTTCTTCTTATTGTTACGACTGGTGGCTGCATACTTGGTATGTTGACCTGATCCTTGTCGGGTTTTTTTGGGAATCGACTCAATAAACTGAGTACCCAGAAGACTCTTTTTGACCTTTGCCATAAACTTCTACCTCCTCAAATAACACGGGTTTTTTCATGACCCACACGAATACGAGGGTCACACCAAATCTCATAACCAGCCTCAATAGCATCCAGACAGAATGAAACGTCCTCTCCACACATGTCTTGAACGGCTCCTGATTCAAACACCTGCATCTTCGGTGCAAACCATGGATACTTCATCTTCTTATTCTCAAATACACCCTTACGAATCATCACCCATCCGAAACCTGTGTAGTCTACAGTGAAAGG